GTGTGTGTCATTGCTGGGGCTCCTTGTATGGTGTCCAATTGGAATATGTGCGGGCCTCGCTGCCCTGCTGTCGGCACTGGTCACAAAATGTTGAGCTGTACCCGCTCGGCTTGGTGGCCTGCCATTGGGCGGGTTTTCCGCATTCGTGGCCGTATGTGCCCGGCTCGGCGTTGGTGCATCGTTTCATGCTTTGACCTTTTCGGGGTGCATTATTAGGGCTTTTAAATAGGGAATTGATCGCCCGGTCATGTTGGACAATTCCCGAAGGGTCAGATTTAAATGACTGTCGTAATAATCGACAATTTCGCCCGGCGTGCTGGCGTGGTTTGGCTGCTGGTCGTCCATGGTGTCGGCTCCTGTAGTCGGGACAATTCCCGCTCCTGCACCCTGTCACGGTGCAGGCGCTGGCGCTGTCAGGCTGCGGCGATTGGGATTACCCGGCGGGCGGTGCGGTCTGCCTGCTTTGCCTTGGTGCCATGGGCGCGAAACCCAATGATCTGTTTGCGGTCTGCCCGCTGGCATAAGGCGCACAATGCACACGTCATGTAATCGGTTGTTTGGGCGGGGCAAACCAACACCGGGCGGCCTTCTGGTGTCCGGCTGTGCTTTGGGGTGTCCATGGGGACAATAACGGCGACTGGTAGGCCATGGGCGGCGAGTTGGTCGGCGTGGCCTACATCATCGGCGCTTAGGTTTACGGTGAATCCCCATTGTGTGGCGGCTTTGGCCCATTTGATGGCGTCGGGGCTGTGCTTGTGGGTGTACGTAAACCCGCTCCGGCCTCTGTTGGCTTTGACAATTTGCCCGAGTGCGTATGCGTCCACCTGTTCACCCTCTCCCGGCAAATCCCCTGCGACATTCATCCGCCATAACTGGCCCTTGGGTAGGCGGCTGATAGCGTGCACCAGTCCAGCTAGGTCGGTTCCTCTGGTGCTTACCTTGTCCCAATTTAACCGGGTGTAAAAATCCTCGACATAGCATGAGCTGCGGTAATGGGCGCATGAGGGCGGGCAACTTTCCCGGCTTGTGTAGGTCTGCGGAATTGGTCCGGTCTTGCGGTTGCTGCTGGCTTGTATGAAGTGGTATTTCATGGTGATTTATTCCTGTGTTTCGAATGAATAGCGCAGTTCGTCAGCGGCTTTTTGGCGCTGCCATTGGGTGGCGTTCGGGTCTTTGAGAATGCGAAGGGCGAAGGCTATAGCCTCGTCCAGTGGCATGGGTGCGGGCTCGCTGTCGCTGTCGGGGTGTGGAAGGGCGGGGTTAACTGTGAAGTGCTGGCGGTTCATGCTGGGTCACCTATGTGGATAAATTGAAAATGGTCTCTGAAAAATTGCTCGGGCGTTTGTTCTTTGCTGCGGGGTGGCTCTGGCGGCGCTGGTGGTGGCGCTCTTAGGGCTTGTGCTACCTGCTGGGCGTTCATCCTGTAGCGTGCCCCTGTGTCACTGTGAACAATCCACCCTTTGCGGGCTCCTGCTGGGTGGCTCAGGGTGTAGGCGGTGTTGTTGTATATAACCCGCTGGCCTGCTGCTGGTTTGGCCTTGGGTGTGCGCTTGCGGGCGATTGTTTCCCGGCACGCTTTGCGCCAGTCTGCGGCGTATCCCTTGGGGTCTGGTGCGAGTCGGTCCAGCATGTCAAGCATTTTGGCGGGGGCGTCTGTTTGGACTGGCCCCATGTCCTCGGTGATTTCCTTAATACAGAATTCAGACATTCCCCAATGGTCGGTTTTGTGTCTGCTGGTTTTAAAGACAATTCCAAAATGGATTTTTTGGCCGGTGTCCTTGTCTTGGCGGTGCATGATTCCGTACCCGGTCGCGCCCTTCATGGTCAGGTAATCGAATCCAAACCCGTGGCGTTCGCCCGCGATATATTGCTGGCTCTGGTCGCGTTCAATGGTGGCTTTGGTGGTCTGGCGGGTGTTGATTAAATAGCAAGTAGTGCCCATGGTGTCGGCTCCTTAGTGTGTCTGGCGTGCTTTAACGGTCATGCGGGTGGATGCTTCGCCCGTCTTTGTGTAGGCGCGGATTATTTGGGGGCTGGCCTTTAGGCGCTTGGCGATTGCTTGCCAGTCGGTTAGGGTCTTGCCTGCGCATTGGGCGAAGTTCACTCGGTATAAATTGCCCTCGATGTCGGCAAGCCCAGCGTTTTCCAATTCTGTGCGGATTTCCTCCGCGTCTTTTTTCAGTTTGGCGATTGCCGCATGCAGTGCGCCCAGCTCGTCCACTTTGGCGGCGATTGCATCGGCGGCGCTGGTGGTGGGTGTTGTTGCTGGCATCAGGGCGGCGCGTGCCAGTGTTTGCAGGTCTTGGGGTTTCATGGTTTAGGCTCCTTGGGTTTGTGATTCGATGATTTGGCGGGCGGCTTCCTTGGCCAGACATACGCCATTGGCTAGGGTGTAAAAATCCCCAGCCTTGGAAAATCCAGCGCTTCCGGGTAGCTGCGGGGTCAGTTGGTCCCAAATTTTTAACGGTATATCGTTTAAATGTGGGTCTGTTGAGGCCTTCAGGCGGTCAAGCCCGATTACAGACAAAACCCGGTTCTTTGTGCCACTGGTGACAAATTGCCCAAAATAGCGGCGATGGGCGGCGCTCGGTCCTTTGCCCTCGTGCTGTGCGTCTTTCATGTATTCGGCGCGTGTGTAGATTTCTGGCATGGTGCGGGCTCCTTATACGGGGCAAAGGTCAAAAAAATGGCGGGTTCCGTCCGGGTCTTGAATGAATGCGGGGGCGGTGGCATCGTCTAGGCGGTCGGCGGTTTCCTCGCTCATGGTGTCGGGGCCTTCGGTGCTGCCGATATAGGCGCTATCGGCTGGGGCGTGTTGTATGCGTTTCACGTTTTAGGCTCCTTGGGTTTGGTGTGGGCCGTTGCTGCGGGTTTCGTCTGTGGCTGTTTCTCCGTATATGATCAGGTCGCTCAACTCCTCGGTAAATTGTTTTTCCATGTCTTTGATGGTTTCCCAGTGGATGCCCCAATCGTGGGCGTGTAGGTTGTTCTGGTCTGCGGCTTCTTTTGCGCCCATCAAGTCGAGGTAGGCAAAACGAATAACGGCCAATTGTTCTTTTGTCATGGTTCAGGCCTTCCCGGTGGTGGTGGCGGCTACAAACTGGCCGCGCTTGGTAACGGTGGCGCGGTCGTAACAATGCGCCCAGCTCAGGGCGTTTTTAAGCGTTAGCGAGTGGTGCACCTTGTCGAACCCGTGGCCTTGGGTCTGGTAACCGATAAGGCGGGCGGCTATGGTGCGGATCTGGTCGGCGGTGGTCATGGTGGTGGCTCCTTCAGTTGGTGAAAGTGGGTGTAATGAGTCCGGGGGCTGTCATAACGTGCCAGTGCTGGCCGTTGCGGGTTACGGCGCTAAGGACCTTCACTGTCTGGCGGTCTGCCTTGCGGGTGGCTGTCACGGTGATAACGTCCGGGTGGCGGTTAACTGTGGCGCTGGGTAGCGCTGCCAGTGCAGACAAAATGCCTTCTAGTTGGGCTGTGGTCAGTGCTGTAGGAAGTGATTTCATTTGGTGGGTCTCGCTGCCGGCCAGTTCTCGCATCAGGTCGTCGGCCTGCGCGTCGATGATGTGCGCATCCTCTGCGCTGGCATTGCTTAGCTCGCGTATCTGTGCCATGAGTTCGGCGCGTGCATCATCTGACGACTTGATAATCTTGGTCTCAACCCTATGAGTGAAGAGACTCACCGATGTCATAGCCCCAATGGCTTTGGCCGCTTGCACCTTAACCGCCTGCTTTGCATCAGGGTCAACGAGCACACCCGCCAGAGTTTGAACGACAAGAGCCCTCAAGGCCGCAGGGGTTCTATATTCCTCCCCCTTTAATGCCAGCTCATACGCTTCTATTTCTTGGGCGATGGTAGGGTTAGCCTTTAGTTTGCTTGCTTCACTCCCTTGAATCTTGGGGCTTGACTTGGTGTTATATGCCTTCCTGTAGGCCGCAGCACCTGTAGACCCCTTAGCGACTTCCATGGCGAAGGCCTTTTGTTTAGCGGTTAGCTCCCTTGCTGCACTCTTACCCAGCAGGTGGGAGACGGGGACAGAATCAAGAGCTTGGGTTATCTGTGCCCTTGTTAGCTTACTAGGTGTCTTAGGTTCTTTCATGGGAGCGATGGTAGAGGAACAGCGCAAGAGCTGCAACGCTTCGCTTTAAACACACCCCGCGACTACCTGAGCACCACCACCAGCACCCAGCAGCAGGCCAGCGCTCGGACCACCTGAACACCACCAGCAAGACGGGCACAAGACGCCGACACCACCACCGGCAGCAGGTCAACCCCTACAGGCTTTCCCCTCTACAGCAGCAGCAAAGCCGCAGGGCTTCGCCCATAGCCCGCGCCTATCGAAACCCCAAACCGATTAAAAAATACTCGACACAAAAACAGCACAAAAACGCTTGAAGGGCTTCGCAAGCACCCCAGAACCTAAGAGAATATCTAACAGGCATAACGCCAGGTCAACTAACACACAGGAGCAAACGACCATGAACAAATCAGAGGCCCGCGAACTTGACAATGTGCGCCGCTATGTAGCAGCAGGAATGCCCGACACAGCGGCCCGCGCCCTGTCTGCACTGGTGCGAGCAACACGCAAGCGCACCACCAGCGCCGAACTAATGACCCACGCCGTAACGCTCAACTTGCTGCACCGACCCGAATTCATCATTAGCTAATCAACCCCGCCCGCCTAACCAGCGGGCACAACTGGAGCCCACGCCATGAC